CCAAAAAAATTAAGAGTGGTAGCACGTTGACATACTGGGTGCCTACTTTCTCACAGGTGGATTATCTTGATAGTCTAACTCAGGATGACATGGATCTACTTAAAAAATTCCTAGATACAATCAAAGCATACAATGATGGGGTCATGGAGAAATACCGCGAGAGTTCAAAACTTGTAGCGGATGCAGAGGACATCTCTTTAGCGGAAGAGTTAGAAGATGTTACTGCTGCCTAAAGTACAAAGCACTTTAGAAAAGGCTGGACGAGGGGGCGTTGCTCTCTCGTCTCGTCATTCTGAAGAGTTTATAGAATCCGCGCAACTTTTTGTTAAAAAACAATTTGTGAGCAGAGAACAGACAAACAAGATACGTATGTCTGGGCTAGGTCGTCCTTTATGCCAACAGCAATTATCTCTGAGTGGCGAAAAGGAAGACATGGAATACACCACCTTTATGAGATTTATATTTGGTGACATGATAGAATCACTTGTTGTTTTGATTATGAGAGCAGCAGATATAAATATTATAGAATTGCAAAAACAAGTAGAGTTAGATTTAGGGGATGACATTGTTATTAGGGGAACTTTGGATGCAATACTGGATGACGGTACGGGGCCGAAAGTATGGGACATCAAGTCAGCGTCAGACTTCGCGTTCAATCACAAGTTTGGTAACTTCGGTGGTTACGAAGCTATCAAGAAAGAAGACACATTTGGTTATCTTATGCAGGGATATCTTTATTCCACTGCTGTGGATTTGCCTTTTGGTGGGTGGATTGTTGTTAATAAAAATTCTGGGGAGTGGGTAGTTTGTCACGCGCCTGATGATCAAGAAGATGACAGACGACGCTATATAGAAGATGCAAAATCCCGTGCTAAGTATCTCATGTCGAAAGCAAAATTTCGTAAGGAGTTTCAACCTGAGAATGAGATGCACAAGAACGAACCTACTGGTAATAAGTTGATGCACCGCACATGCACGTTCTGCGGTTACAAGTCTAAGTGTTGGCCTAAAGCCGTGTATGCACCGAAAGCTACGTCTAGGGCGCAAAGTCGCCCCGGAACATGGTACACCACTCACAAGACTGAAAGCGTGTACTAACATTATGTTAAAGTTGCCTGATCACTTTGACCCTGCCGTAATTGGAACCAGCCAACGTATAGGGTGGGAAGACTGCATTGTTTACGACGCAAACAAAATAGTTCAAATTTTAATGGACGATATGCCAGAACAAGATGCGTTAGATCATTTTCACTATAACATAGCAGGCAGTTACGTGGGTGACACGACTCCAGTTTTTGTTTGGAACACGAATGTAGAGGACTTGTAATGTCGCTTGTTTATTACAGGAAATTTGATCCTAGTATGCAGTTTCTAAATCCAAACATATTTTTTGTATATGTAGAATCTGTAGGAAAAAAGGGCGGGTCACATGATATCATACAGCTTCGTAATGCGCGGTGTGGGTTGTCTTTGACATTGGTGGATGCGTACCTGCAAGAGGGTGCAACAGGTTCACTACAGTCCGAAACTGCAGAACGTGATATCAAAACCATAGAAGCTGAGTTTCAAAAAATAAATTATGTTTTACACAGAGAAGGTATCGTATGTCTTCCAAGTATGATAATACAGGATCGGATTACATTTTTAGAAAAGTCATCCCCAAAGATGGCAGGATACACACTGAAAAGGTTCAACCACCTGACGTCCAATCACTCGCCGCATCAAATAGAGTTACCATAGTGGGTAGAAGGCATAAGTTTAGATCTGACTTTGAGTTGGCGGTAGCTAGAAAGCTTGCAGAGAAGGGCAGAGACTTTGAGTACGAAACTCAAAAAATACCGTTTCAACCTAAGATACGGAACTACACACCGGACTTTTGGTTTCCAGAGTACGGGTTTTTTGTAGAAGCTAAAGGTAAGTTTGATACGGCAGACAGATCCAAACACTTGTTAATTAAAAAGCAAAACCCAGATGTAGATATTCGTTTTGTATTTCAAAGAGCAAGAAACAAGATTAGAAAAAACAGTCTTACTAGCTACGCTACATGGTGCAACAGACACAAGTTTATGTGGGCAGAAGGCTCAATACCAGAAGAGTGGTTTAAAAATGATAGAAGAATTTGAAAAAGAAACTAAAGGGCTTCTCTCCGGGAGATACTATTTTATTATTGTGCCTACAGAAAACGGATTTCAAACTCGCATCTACGACACTACAGGTGGTTTGACGGACGAGTATGGGTATCCTCACGCTGGTGAGGTCGTGATGGAAGGTATCATGTCTCTGATACACGAGGACATGGAGCTTCTTCTAAGTGCAGGCACAGCAGCTATGGAAACAAAAAAAGTTTTTAATTTAATAAACACAGAGACGACAGATAAGGGCGTTAAGTATGAAGCTGTGGACAACGTGATAAAATTTGACTTCGAGGACAAATCATGAAAAATTGGCTGGATGGAAGATTTGTTTATTTTGGATCAGAGATGATGGCTGACGACAATGTGAATAGCCCTCAACACTACAATCAAACAGAGATTGAATGTATAGAGGCGATAGAAGCTGCAACCGACAGCGGCTTTGAATACTACCTACAAGGTAATGTAATTAAGTATCTGTGGAGATACCGTTACAAGAATGGTGTTGAAGACCTTAAAAAAGCACGATGGTATTTGGAAAAGTTAATACAAGAAAAGGAGAATCAAAATGCTTAGTAATCGTTTACCAACTGTATACCAACAGTTTATACACAAATCCCGGTATGCCCGGTGGTTGCCGCACGAAAATCGCAGAGAAACGTGGGAGGAAACTGTAAGGAGATACGTTGATTTCATGGTCGATCATTTAGCCCGTGAACACGGTTACGCTGTTAATGAGCTTTTTGCCGAAGAGATTGAGGAAGCAATACTTAATCTAGAAGTCATGCCGTCCATGAGAGCTATGATGACTGCAGGCTTTGCTCTGGGTAGAGATAACGTGGTGGGCTACAACTGTTCGTATCTCCCGGTTGACAGCCCCCGCGCTTTTGATGAGTGCATGTACATACTGATGTGTGGCACAGGTGTGGGCTTTTCTGTTGAAGATAGGTATGTTAGCAAGTTACCAATCGTTAACGAACATTTTGAGGACTCCTCGACGATCATACGTGTTGGGGACAGCAGAAGCGGGTGGGCAAGAGCGTTTAGAGAACTTGTCTCTCTGTTGTATGTGGGACAGATCCCGTCCTTTGATGTATCTGATGTTCGCCCAGCGGGTGCGCGGTTGTCTGTTATGGGGGGTCGTGCGTCTGGACCAGACCCTCTTCTTGACTTGTTCAAGTTTGTTACAGACATATTTAAGACTGCTGCAGGCCGTCGCCTGACTGCATTAGAGTGTCACGATATCATGTGCAAGGTCGGTGAGATCGTTGTTGTTGGGGGTGTTCGTAGGTCAGCCCTTATTAGTCTCTCTGATTTATCCAACCGGGAAATCTCTCACGCTAAGTCAGGAAACTGGTGGGAGAACAATGGTCAAAGAGCTTTGGCAAATAATTCTGTATCTTATGACAAGAAGCCTGATGTCGGTACGTTCATGAAAGAATGGCTGTCCTTGTATGACAGTAAGAGTGGTGAACGGGGCATCTTTAATCGTGAAGCTGCTAAAATGAAAGTCTCAGAAAATGGCAGGCGGGATGCAGAACACGAGTTTGGGTGTAACCCATGTAGTGAGATTATCTTGCGCCCGTATCAATTTTGCAATCTTTCAGAGGTTGTAGTGCGTCCCACAGATAGTCTTGACGATCTAAAACGTAAAGTGCGTATTGCTACAACTCTTGGCACGTTTCAAAGCACACTGACTAATTTTAAATACCTAAGAAAAATTTGGGAAAAGAACACAAAAGAAGAACGACTTCTTGGTGTATCCCTGACAGGTATCATGGATCACAATGTCCTATCAAAGACTGTAGATTCTGTGCGTTGGTTACGTGAAATGAAACAAGCAGCAGTAGATCAAAACGCATACTTGGCTGGGGAAATAGGTATTGAAGCCTCCACCGCTATCACCTGCGTGAAGCCCAGCGGTACTGTATCGCAGCTTGTAGATGCCGCTAGTGGCATCCACGCTCGTCACAATCCACATTATGTGCGTACAGTCCGGGGAGACAACAAAGATCCTTTGACACAGTTCTTGGTATCTAAGGGTGTGCCCAATGAGCCAGATGTTATGAAGCCAGACACTACGACTGTATTTAGTTTTTTGACACGCTCACCTGATACGTCATCTTGTCGTAATGACATGACAGCACTTGAACAGTTGGAGTTGTGGAAGCTGTACGCTATTCATTGGTGTGAGCATAAACCTTCCGTCACCATTAGTGTTAAAGAACACGAGTGGATAGCTGTAGGTGCGTGGGTGTATGATAACTTTGATCTGTGTAGTGGCATTTCGTTTCTTCCGTTTAGTGATCATACGTACAAGCAAGCACCGTATCAGGACATTACTAAAAAAGAATACGACGGTGGTTATCAGTTAGTTAAAGATCAAGACGGTAAAGAAAACAAAATGAATTTAACTTGCCCCCCTGATTTAAATTGGGTAGACTTAGAAGATTTTGAAAAACAAGACAACACAAACGGCAATCGTGAATTAGCATGTTCAGCGGACGCTTGTGAAGTTGTGGATATAGGGGCGGTGCAGTGAGCATAGCAGCCACAGCAATAATTTGTCAGTTAGCAACACAGGGTGTTACCATGTCGTATATGGACGGTAGACCTAGTGTTCTTGTTAGACGGTGTGAGTATCATTGCACAGACAATGTAAAAAAGACTCATCAAATTTACTACGACGATATGTGCCCTAGTGCTATATACAAACGAACTAAATCATTATATGGTTATCCTCTTAGACGATGATTATTGCAGTAGACATAAATGAAGACATGATGAGAAACGCAGCCAAGAAAGCTGCAAACATGGTCTTCCTAAATGGTAGCATCACGAATGGCACCAGCAACGTGTTGGGTAGTTTGGGTGAGGTGATAGTGCAACAGCATCTAAACGCATCTCCTAGTAATACATTTGACTATGATCTGATGCACGAGGGTCGTCGTATTGATGTCAAAACAAAACGCTGTGACTCTGAACCTTTAAATCATTATGATTGTTCTGTTGCAGCGCATGGCTCTGATCAGGATTGTGATGAGTATGTTTTTGTTCGTATCTTGCACAATCTTAAACGAGCTTGGATTTTGGGCAAAATATCAAAACAAGACTTTTACGAAAAAGCTCACAGACATAGCAGAGGAGATGTGGATCCCTCTAACAATTACACGTTTCGTGCAGACTGTTACAACATACCAATCAGTGAACTACGAGAAGTAAAATGAGATTCAAACCAAAAAAACAAACAACAAAAGTTGATGATCTGTTTAGCATACGCATGGGACTTACTAAAACCGGAGACGTTAAACTTGAGATGGATTATGTTGATCCAGAAATATTTAAACAGTCTATGGAAAAAGAAGCACCCAACTTTCAAGATACGTGGAAGGTAACATCTTTGCTGCGGTTCTTGAAAGCCAGTGGAGATAGAATTATGGAGAAAGCAAATGGATATCTCATCTAGCCTTGCACCCTTGCTTGTAATGCTCTGTGCAACCTCTTTTGGTCTGTGCATAGGGTGGCTACTGCCACGCGGCAGAAATCTTAAAAGACTACAACTCAAGTTTCTTAAAGGTCTACACAACTTCTTTGCGGATGAAGAAGAGTACATACACCATAAAGTAGAGAAGATACGTAAAGTTACGCGCAAAAAATAACCCCGGCAAGTTTCCCTGCCGGGGCTGTTATTGAAGGGGCGAGGTTTATCCTCGCTTCTTTTTTTTTACGCTAAGTCGTTTTTACCTTTTCCATCAGCAGCAAAAAAAGGAACTTTCTTGCCTTTTACTGTGGTCATAGGTAACTTACCGCCCCCTGCCATCATGGTTTTTCCCATCATGGGGTTTGGCATCTTGTTCATTCCGGTTGACATGGTGTTGCTGTTCATGCCACCCATTTGTTTCTTTTTAGGTTTCTTGCCTTTGAAGGATTTGATACCTGCGCTTATACCGCCACCATACATCATGGGCTTACGGTTCATGCCACCGTATCTCATTCCTTTCGGGCCATTGCCGTAAGTCTTCATTGTGTTGCTCCTTGTGGGTTTTGTATGTTGTTTCTTTTCATCCAAGCTCTATGCTCTGCTAAATTATCTGGTTGCATAGAGTTAGGCATTGTATAGGGTATGTTTTCAGGCTCTCGTTCTAAATGAAAACCTTCTCCCTTATAAGTTCCATCAGCCCCATAATAAGTATCGCCGCCGCCTCTAACAAGTTCTTTTGTACCTATTACCAATATAAAATTAGACAGACGATCAACTTCTTTTCGAGTCAAGTCTTCATTGTTTAATATGTACTTCAATAGTTTTCTTGTTGCTTCTGGACTTGATAGTATTTGAGCAGTAGAATTAAAATCAGCGTATTTACTATTTGTTAAAAGTATTTCTGCACCCATGTGTGTTGGACTAATTTGACGTGCAAATGTTGCTCTCAACAAAGTTAGACCTCTAAGAAGATTTATGCTTCTTACGTTTTTAACTACTTGTCCCCCGGCCTCTTCTGGGTCCGGGACTCGTATGATGTCAGTCAATTCATCTATTGCTCTAAGAGATTCTATAAATTCAGGGTTGTAAATCTCCAAAGCCTCTCGTAATGGTTCATACTCAGGGTCAGTTAGCATTTGTTTAACAAGACCATCGTCCAAGTACAATTGACCTTTTAAAATACCACTTGTATGCCTTTTGGTTATTTCTTTGCTTACACCTGCGGCAAGAACACTTGCTATTTCCTCGTCGAAAACTTCTGTAGTTACGACTTCAAAAACCTTTGTGTCATCTGTTGGAACATTTCTAAGAGGGCCGATTGACATTTGTTCTCTAGCCCTGTTTACTAAATTTAAAACTTTAAAATCATTCTTCATAAGATCGTAAAGGTTGTAGGTACTCATACCTTTATTGTATCCTGAGATATTTCTATGAAGGGAGAGCATATTTTTTGATAGGAGTTGTTTATCGAATACCCTTGCAGCATATTCTTTTTCCGCTTTCTGTAGTGCTAGTGCTAGTTTATTCTCACCTTTTCTCAAAAGTTTTTTATTGGTGTATTTAAGATCTGCAGGTCTGGTTATAGCTTCTTTGTCTATTAAGGGAGAGCTTGGATCAGAGACATATACAATTTTTGTTTTGCCATCTGCGTCTGTGACTTCTTGTTTTACGTAATAGTTTACCCTAGACAAAACTTCCATAGGACCAAGATTTGTATTTTTTATGTTAATTTTTGCCGGAACTATTCCTAAACCTGCATCTTTAATAACACCAAAGTTTTCATCTAAGTGTATACTTGCAAAATGATCGGTCAGTAAAGCTGTTAATAACCGGGCGTTTTCAGAACCTGCCACTATGTATTTCTTTTTAGTAACAGGATCATACTCTCCGAATATGTCAGTAAATGGTTTTACAACAGAGTTCATTACATGGTCTTGAACATCAGCAGCGGTTGCACCTACGTATCTTTTACTGTGTAGATCTTTTAAGAAGTCTGTAAAAATACCTAACGAGTCATACGTGTTAGGATTTCCGCTTGCAGCCTCTAATATTCTTGGATCAGAGAACGTGTCATAAAAAGGAATTACCAATTCATCTAAACCTTTTCTGTAGGCTGCATTAAAGTTCATACCATCTGCACCAGTCTCGACCACTTCTTGATTTGGTAAGCCTTGATTTCTGTAAAAAACTTTTCTAGGATCTAGCAACTGCTCTTTAATCTGTCCCAACATAAAGTTTTGAGTTGGGTCTTTACCCCGTGCTTTATTTAAATTTTGGTGCAATATGTTTATATCTAGAGGTCTTAAATTTAATGTAACAGAATTTTCAAGAGTTTGTTTTGTGGTTTGTGTAAATCCTAAATTTTGTAAAAACGGTATGATACTAGGCTCTTCCTCAGCCAATGCTCGTAAATCATTATCTGATACATTTTCAAAAAAGTTACGAGTCCACATAAATGCTTCTGTATTAGTTTTACCTGTGTACTCTGGAATATTAAGTCTTTCATACAATCCCAAACCACTCATAGTGTTTTTAATTAACATGCTTGGGTTCTTAAAATCATCATTTGGTGTAAATACTCTGTCCCAAAATCTAGTAGCACTGCCGTTAATCACCGCAGCCATTTCTCTACCTTTAGGGAATTTAGTGCCTAACCGTATTGCATTGTTTGTTGCGTCGTCTATGTACAGTTCTGGAAATAAAAGTCTTCCCTCTGCTCCGGGTTGCAACAAACTAGTTAGTTCCTCAGTGTAATCAGCAGATATATCTCCAAAATTTTCAGTTATACCAGAGTAAAAGTCAGAAAGTTCTCTTCTTCCGTTAGCGTAGCGGTGTTGCAACTCACCAACAAAAAATCTTTCGCTGGACTCTGTACCTACGGGTCTTAGTCCTTCTTCTGCACGATTAAAATGTGCTTCAAGGCCAAGCCGTCTAGCTTCGTGTATTTCTGCAAGATCATCTCCTAACTGTAAAATGCTTTGAGAGTCTCCTTCAAGACTTAATCTAAGCATGTCTTCCTCAAAACTTTCGTCTATGTCAAAGAGCATTTGACGAACACTGTTTGGGTTGTCAGAATCTGTAAACAGGTTTTCTCCGTCTTCTAAATAATTTTTAAGTGCTTTTGATATGGTATCTTTTGCAGCTTTAAAGCTTGCTTCAGATTCTTGTAAATCTCTTTCTAATTGAGTTGCTAAAGTGCTTAACTCTTGCATGATTACAGAGTCTTCTCCCTCTAATCTACGAATATCTACAGCTTGAAATTTTTCTAATCTTTGAGCTATATTAACGAGTAGCTGTCTTCTTTGTTGAACAAGGGTGCCCTCTGCATTTAAACTTTTGTTGTATTTTATAACATCAGTTTCGCTAATTCCTCTTACTGCTAATTGGTTCCCGGCATTTTGTAACCACATTGATTTTAACAGATCCCCTAACAACACAGGAACTTCAGAGGCACCTACAGGATCTGGATTGTTTGGATCTAAGGGTGCAAGAATACCTTGTTCTCGCAGTCTAGTCTCAAGATCTATTAAGTTAGCTGCATACTCCTCTAAATTTTTTAATTCTTCAGGTGTAAAATTGCTTGTAATTTTATCGTAAAAGTCTCGTATTTCTGTTAATAATTCTTCAGGGTTTTCGGTTCCCGCTTTTAATCTAGTTGCAGCAAAACTATCTTTTGCAAATGAACCACCATATATTAATACTTCACCTAAAACTGCAGAAGGAATGTTTATAGCATGATATGCAAGGTCACCTGCTGTTGAAAACACCTTAGGAGCAGACAGTGCCCCCATTATGCCTCCTCCTACTATCCATATAGGGTTTTGACCTGTGTCACTAAATAATGTTTCTGCAACATACTCTGGAACGGCAGCGGCACCTATTATAACACCCGATTCAACTCCTAGTTCTTTTACTAATTCAGGACCAATAAAAGCTACGGCTCTATCTTTGGCATTTCTCAATTGAATTTCTGCCCTCTGAATTTGTAAAGCTCTAAGTTGTGCTGTGTTAGCGGCGTTTTGAATTTGAGTGTCGATATCAGTTATACGCTTTTCTGCTACTTTTGCGTGTTGTTCTAGCCTTGCTCTTCGGACAGGGCCAGTTGTAGACAAGTAAAGATCCGTGTTACCTTTTGATAACGAGTCTGCAATTCTTCTTCTAAACGGTATTGCGTTTATAATTGATCTACCCTTGTTAGCTTCCTCAAGGATGTCATCACGTAATGTATTAAACAAGCCCCTATTTTTATCAAGAGTGAGTATTGCTTCTTCTCTGTTTTTGGATCGTCCTGATTTCATTAGGCGGTCAATAGCATCGTTAACAATCTTTTTTCCATACTGTCTTCGCATTAAAAGAAGGCTAACGACAATCCCACCTGCTAAAGCAACCTCCTCTTTTGCTCTTGTAAAAAATGTGCTTAGTGCTGGATGAGTAAGAATCTTATCTTCTATTTCTTCTTTAGGGACATCCAGTATTTCTGCCATTTTCTCCGAAGACATGTCAAAGAACTGTCCGTCATAAAACATAAAATCGTCAGGCTGTTCTACTTCTTTTCCAAATACTTGGAAAGGATAGTTTTTAGCCATCGTTAGAAATATGGCCGTTCCAGCAACAAGATCTCCAATGTTATAGTAATTTCTTGTTCCTTTATTTGTGTTTAAATGTATGATTTTTTGTTTTTCAAGGTCTTCTTCAGTTAATGGTCCTTGAGCTTGAACACCTCCCGGCATAATCGGACGAACTGTTTTTTCACCTTCAGGTATACGAAGGGGAAATATTTGAGTTCTTGACGCAAAGTTAAAAGCGAACCTAAAAGAATCTGTAACGCTATAAAAGGTTAAATCAGATTTTAAACCGTCGTCTAAACGTCTCATAAATCTGTTAAGATTATTAACCCCTATGTCGTAGTCTATTAGATCATTCATCAAGTCTACTGCTTGAGGATCTTGAGTGACTCTTAAATCAGGTTGAAATTCTGGTAAGTCCGGGTTGAAACCAAAAGTTTCTGCGACTGTGTTAGTTAAAGAAATACCCACGTTACCTAATGTTTTCATAACTCCCAGATGTTCATCTACAGCAACGCTATACCCTGACAAGGAATTAGGGTTTTCATAAAACGAAACACCCGCTAATTGGTTGCTGGAATTTTGGAGATTATAACCGGAGTAAACGCCTGTTGTGACCAAATCATCAGGGGTTATGCCGTGTCTTTCAAGACCAGTTTCGCGCCCTCTGCCAGTATACACCCTGTCTTTAATAACTCCTTTTTGACTCACATCTGGAACTACATCAGCTATTCCGTCATTCAAGATTCTCATTCTCATTTTTTGAAGAGGAGTCATGTCTTTAACTAATTTAATTTCATAATCACTTGTCGGAGTTTCTTGCACTGCGTCCCAGAAAGCTACTCCACCATTTTTTATCGCATGGTTAAAATTTATTACAGGTATCATTTGACCAGCGTTGTGAGGATCTTTGACTTTTACAACCATGCCTTTAAGTCTAGGGCGTGTATCGTCTAAAGACTGGTTTAATCTAACGGAACCAGCACCATGATAGTGTCTTTCTACCATATTCCTTTCAAACAACATCCCTGTCGCGTGGTAAAACATTTTTTCCTTCATAGGAATATCGTTTTCAGGATTGCCAGTTGCATAGAATATATCAAATAGTTCATCTGCTAGTTCTAGTTCTGTCTTACCTCTATTTTTTGGATGATCCATAAACATCTCTTCATACGGTATTTGACCAAAAGTTTTTGCTATAGCAGCATCTCTATTGTCATCACTAGGAAAGGGAAGGAAAGTTGGCACCATAGAAGCTTGGTTTACCTCTGTAAGATTTATTGCTCCTTCAGGAGTTCTAGCTACAGTCGTTGTGCCCTCGCCTACGCTTTCAGCCTCCTGTGGTGTCAAACCTAAATCTTCAACCTCTTCTTTCACGGGTATAGTTACTTCGGAACTAGCAACAGGCTGTTCCGGGGGTTGAACCGGGGCTTCTAATTCTGTGACAGGTTGCACAGGAACGCCCGCTTCACTTAAAGTGGCTTTTAGTTGGTCAACAGACACACCTCTATCTTGTGCTGCCTCCTCAAGATCTTTTTCCGTTAGCCCTCCTCTTTGTCCAATAGGAGTATTAGCTACTTGAACCCTAGAAGATCCGGGCAGTCCCAAGTCGATAGCCTGTTCGTTTATTGGTTTTATATCTTGTTGACTCATTAGCTTGTTGACCCAAATAGTGCTTTATTTAGTGCATCAAGCTCGTCATTATTAAACAAAGTATCAGGCGCGGTGGGCGATGCAACACCTGCTTTAAAATCCTTTTTTATTTGCGATACTGCGTAATTAAAAATATTATTTGGATCAGTAGCATTGGTCTCTTGAGCTTGGCTAAAGTCTATGAGGTTGCCTTCTCTTTGATTAATCACTTCGTTTGCAAGAGCGTGAAAAGGTTGGCTTCTGTATTTAGCCTGTGAATCTAAGTATCTTTTTCTTATTTTAGTTTCTTTCATTGCGTAGTTTATAACAGCAAGAAATTGTCTAGGATCTGTCATTGATCCTAATTGAAAAGCTTCTTCCATATTTTTAATATCTCGTTCAGAAAGACGGGCACCACCTCCGGTAGGATTTTCCAAACTTCTAGCCATTTGATACACAGCTTGAACCGCTAGAAATCTAAGCAGCGCAGTTTGCTGTGCAGAGGTTAATTTGGTAATGTCTACTTGTCCATCCGGTCCTAGAAAGCTTGATACAGAAGGTATATCTTCGCTTGTTCTTGTGTAGGTTGAAGCCATGTAGTCAAACAATCTATCGTCTTCTTTATCTTTAAAAACAAAGAGATTATTTTTTGCGGCCTGCACTTGAGATTTTGCACCTTCAAGAGTCAAAGTAAGAAATCCAACAAATCCAAAAACAGGGGCTTGCACATTGGCTGGAAGTTGGCCCTCTTGCCGTTGTACAGCCATTCTAGTAAGACCTTCTATATTACTTAAAGTTGCAAACGCCTTATTGCTCTGTTCTCTCATTAAGCTGTAAGTAGCATAATTAGAGGTTTGTCCGTCAAAAGATTTTCTAATACTAAGTTTGCTCAAGAATGTGCCACTTTGACTGGTTGCATCTCTGGACATTTGTCCTACAGTCCCCGTCTCAAGTAAATCTTTTTTTAGATGCGAAGCAATTACACCTATTAGAAGATCCCTACCCACAAAATTAATTTGCCCTCCAGTTATCTCTTCAACATCATTAAACATTGGAATAATCTTTCTAAGGTAACTTTCATCATAAGTTGTACCCCCATAAACAATAGGAGGTGCAGTAGAATCTGTAAATAAATCAAACTCGTTCCCGGCTTGTGAGATATTTAATATGCCTCTTTGATTACCTTCTGGAGCAAGCATTAGTCCCAACACGTTAATGAGAGTAGCTCCCATTTCTGCATTTTTAATCTGAGGTATTTTTTCTGCAAGTCGGTTAGCAAGAAGTATTTTGCTGTTTACTGATAGGGTAGAGTCTGATCCTGTAAAGCCCTGCGCGTTTGTTTGTTTTTTAAACTCTTCAACTTGTTTAGAAGAAATAGGACCACCTCTTAATTCTTGAACAGTGATTGATTCAAACAATTCAGCGGGTGTGGCTAATCCAAATTTTGACCGTATAAGTGTAAGGTCATCTACTGTGGGTATGTAATATTCTTTTGAAAGATTTAAGCCTGTTTCTCCAGCGGCAAAGTTATATGATTCCAAAAATATTTCTTCAACTTCTGCTTGAGGTAATACAGAAATAGCTCTCATTATACCCGAATCAGATTTAAAACTTGGAATTAACGGGGATGCGGCAAGCCCTTTTTCACCTGCAATATTACCAGCTTCTTGAATCTGTTTGTTTATAATAGTTCCTATTTCTGATATATGTTGTGTTTTAAGTTGGTTGTAGAGGGCTGCAGATTTTTTAGTGAGAGGATCGTTTTCTCCACGCATTTGTTTGTTTTGTTGAAACATGTAATACGTTTCTGCAAGAAACGGTTGCAGCATTGGTACGCCTGTCGATACATCAACTCTCCTTTGTTCTAGATTGTTAACAACGGCACCTGCATACGCATCGGATGAAAGGTTTCTATCAGGCGCGGAATAAAAGGATACTCCACCTCCCGGTAAACTAGAATCTTGAATAACAGCAGGTTCATAACCTTTAACAGGAAAAAGCGCATTTGGATTTTCAAATCCTAAATCAGTTGCTAGATTTCTGGTAAATGTAATAGGACTGTTTAAACCATTCTGTATATGAGTTTTTCCAAGAGCAATTGCCATTTCTGTTCTCTGTTTATCATCGGCAGCCGTAGCGGCTCTTGCTGTTTCTCTTTCTTTTGCATCTGCCTCTGCTGAAAAAGCCAGTGCAGTCCCTAGCCCTTTCATCAATGCTAAAGCTACTATATTGGCTCCCATAGTGTTACGCCTCTTCCGGGCTTTCTACATCTAAAAAGCCTCCTGATTTTTTGGTTTCAGTTTTGTACTGATCTAGATCTTGAGCCATTTGCTCCACCATTTGCATATCTCTTTCTTGTTGCTCTGCCTTTTGATTTTCTTCAAAAACAGCATATCCTCTAGGATTTCTTTTCTTAGCCATCTGTATTGCGGTTAGATCATCCATAGTTTGTTCTTCTTCTGCTAAACCAGAGGGAGTAGCAAAAAGTTTAAATGGTATGGGGCTATCCTCTTGAATATCAAAAAGATCCATAGCTTGTGAGAGTAAGTTAACAAATATTTCTGGTTTAGAATTTTCAACAACATCAGGGTTAGCAAGCCCAGTGGTAAAAGCCCCTAGACCTATTGCTTGAACTATTTCTTGCAAGCTTATACCTACAGCTAAACTGTTCATTAGTTCAGCTTCGTTCTCTGGAATTTGAAACTTATCAAAAATATGTTCTATGAAGTCAGACGATTTACTAAACTTTGGGGGTTGTTCGTAAGGCTGATTACCCGGCGGCAAAGTTAGGCTGTGCCCCGGAGGTGGGCGCATCATCGGGTCATACCCTGCGCTTTCAATAAAACGATCTTGTTTTTTCTCAAGCATTAGTTTTCATCTTTATAAATGTTGGGTTGATAGGCGCGTCGTCGGCTAGTTTTAATTGCTCCGGGAGTGCGAATGTTTTTAACAGCGCGATTCTGAGGAGGCGGCGATGCTGCTCTAAGTGTAGGTTTTACACGGTTTCCTGCTAATTGAAACTGTTTTGCAATCGTAAAATTATTTCTGTTATAGATGTTGACTAGAGCCTGTTGAGATATTGGGGAGAGGGTAGGTCTTGGATTTTGTGTTCGTTGGGTCAAACCAGTGTCAAGATCACTTCTAGCCTGAGTGTTAGTTCTTGTTGGTTTCGCACCAATTTGACCTATAGCTCTTGGGCTGGACATAAGATCTTGTGTAATTCCACTAATAAATCCCTGTTTAATACTGGTTCCAAGACTAGTTTCTGAACCTGAACCACTAGATCCAAACAAAAAATTTACAGCAGAATCGTAGGTGTCTGATATGTACTCTCCTACTGTAGAAACTCCGCTATAAACTTGTTTACCTAAGTTTTCTAAAAATTCCATTTTTATTTTCCTATCCGAGACCTAACACTTTTATCATCAAGCCTGTGCCTAACGTAGATATAGCGTCATACTCCATTTGATCTTCAAACATAGACGCATTACCCGCTTGTTCCATAGCCAACAAAGCAATTTGATGCGCTCTCATTTCTTTTGAATTTGCGTACTGCAAAGCCCATGCTGCGTCATCTCTGTACTTTTGCCATAATTGACTTTGTGCTTGCTGAGTTAAGTTTAACAAATTCTGTGCATTTATTCTCTCAGCTTCATTATCAGCGGCTGTGTTTGCCGTCGTGGTATCTCTTCTCCACTGCACGTTTGATTGATCTATCTGTTGAGCTAAACTTATGTTAAACCGTTCTCTATCATCATTCAAAGACTGTACATACTGATTAACAGCATTTTTTGCAGATACATTAAATTGTTCATTTGCTAAACGACGGGAAGTGTTTGCCTCTTCTAAGCTAGTGCTAAGAGTATCATAAAACTGGTTGACTTGTGTTTGAGACTCAGCGTTAAATTGACGAGCCGCATTTTCGGCAGCAGCATCTTTAAACAAAGCTTGTAACTTTCCGCTGTAATCTAGCTCGTATATTTTTTGTTGGTTTTGTAAATTTTGTAAATCTATAGACAAGAAAGCTTTAGCATTATTTACTGCTGCCTGCATCCTAGCATCTAGATTTGCTTTGTCCATAGCTGCAAAAGTAGCAGCATTTTGTAGCACAGCTTGTTGTTGATTGTTTAAATTTACAAGTTGTATCTGTGAATACTTATCTGCATCTGCTTTAGCAATCGGTATGCCTGCTTCCGTTATCGCCTGTGTTATGGCTGCAGCCGCCATAGAAGAGGAACCAAGCCCTCTTGCTTGCATTTGGGCTGTTACTGCACGAATGGCAGGACTAGCCCATGCAGGAGGTTCTTTGCCCTCCTCAAAGGACTTAAATAATTCACCTATCTGGTATCTTACAGTTGCCCTCTCGTCAAGTTCTCCTGTTGCAGCCTGTGCTAGGGAGTCTTGAGATACGGAACCTTGTATATCTCCTATGATTGCTTCTGAAGATAATTTACCTTGAGCAGCAATTCCTACAGGAGTGTCATCTATAGTTTGTGCCGTGTACTTTTCTGCAGCTTTTACTAAGGGAGGTGCAACATCTACTATGGTTTCAGGATCTACTACTTCTGCCTGTAATGTACTTTTTTCTAAGTCAGGTCTTTGTTTTGACACCAGCGTTTCTGGAGTTACAAGAATATCTTTAGGATCAATAGCGGTGCCCTCAGGTAGAGCAGGAGTAACTCCCGGTTTTAAACCTGCTGCTTGTTCTCTTGAGTCTTTTATGTTTTTTGCTTGTGACACGTTTTGTTTCGTTCCTTCAGGTATTGGGGTAGGTGCATTATTTGGTAATGGAACGCCTATACTTTTTAAGTAGTCTCTAAATTGACCAGATTCACCGCTGTTAGAAGTAGTAAAACCTCCCGGAAATGTTTCCATCACAGTCATATAGAATTGGTCTTTTGGTAATGGATTTTGTTGTTGGTACTGTCTAAATCCTTCCTCATACTGAGTGTAGTCAGTGATATTTGTTGATTCAACCATACCTTAAATACCAAATAGTTGCTATAAATAAAATCGTTGTAATACCAAGAGCAGTAAATCCGACGATTTTAAAAATTTCAGCCATCTCTTCTTTTCTTCTTCGCTTCTCGCGGTTTTGTTCTCGAATACGCTCTTTCTCTTCTTGCAAGCGTTTGGCACGTTCGTTGACGATCTGTCTCCACGTGCCGTATCCAAAACGATTGTCAATCAAAATACTTATCTCTTCCAACTGTTCCTGCGCTAGTTTAGAGTCAATAACACTGCTGGCAACATCCTTTGTTTGCCCTATCAGACTTTTGCTGCCGAAACGCTCTTGTTGCACTTGTTTCTCTCCTGCAAAAAGTCCGTCAATGGCATCTGCAATATCTTTGATGTCGTTTGCTGTAGCAATATTAGACTTAATAAAGCCCACACTTTTTTGAACCAGAGCCAAACCTGTTAATGCAGTCGTTATCGGTTCCATGTTACTTGCTTAAAGCTCGATCTAGCTTATCCTCTACTCTGTGGAGAGCTTCCATCACTCTGTCCATGTTATCTTGTAGTTCTTTTTTGGTGGCAAAATCCTCGCGGGTGCGGTTCAACAAGATGTCGATACGCTTTACCTCTGCTGACAAAGAGGTGAGAAAATACCCGGTGCCAACAAGGACGATACCTAGAAGAGTGTCTATGATGATTGAAGCGTCCATTACTAGCCGCCTACACTTGGTTGGTTATCCATGAATGTTTCATAAGCTGATTTAACACTATTCGTCCACACTGCATTGCATACAGCCTGTACGGTTGCGTCTTCGCCTGAAATGTCTGTGTCACCCCAAGTGTCACCAGACTTGGTGCGGCATTGCAAAACGTGGCGGTGATAGTTGCGGCTGATTTCTGCACCATCATCCTTCACGATTGTCGCTGTGCGAACTTGGACGTTTTTGTACGGCCCCCGTACCTCGCAGTCATATTCTGTTTCTTTTGTTAAAGCCATTTTACGCTCCTATGCGTCTGTGGGATAAGTCATTTGACCAATTACATAATTGCTATTTGCTGCATCTACTAAAGCTGAAGTTGTAACTGCTGTCGATAAACCAGAATTAGCGTCATCACTGTCACTATTACCAATTAAAACTATTACTGTTCCATTTGAACCAATGTGTACAGTTTGTGGCATCCGTGAACTAGATGCAAAAGATGCGCTATATCCAATACTACCGCTATAGTGTGTGTTGCTGGCTGTGGTTCCAGCAAAAGGTAGCCCACTTATAAATAAACTACCTGAACCAGCAGATGCTACGGCATCAGTTCTTAAATTAAATGAGGCGTGAACAAGCCCCCCTATTTTTCTATAATGTCCAGTTTGAATATCATAAGTTACAGACGGATTAGATGATGACCCAGTAAAAATAGGTGTCCACGTTCCCTCTTCGTAATCATCCAGCGCATTGGCGGCGGCGGTGTCGCCGTTGAAGGTTAGGCCACCAGCCGATAGCATCCTCAAACGCTCTGCGCTTGAACCAAATAGAATATCGCTAGAACTATTAGAGGCAATAAACCCACGCTGACCAGAGTTGTCGTTGGTTACAAATTGAAGATGACCACCAACACCACCAGAGCTTTCACGCAAAATAATTGCGCCTGTAGTTGCTGCAGCGTCCTGTAAAAAACGACCACGACCCGCAACGTCAAGAGATGCGTTTGTTGGTGATGTAGTAAGTATGCCAACAGCATTGTTTGCGCTATCAACAGCCAAAGTTGTGCCATCAACCGTTAAGTCTCCAGATACCGAAACGTCCTGTGCAAACTCACCGGAGAACAACCCAAACGTGTCAAACGCCAGTATCTCTAGCGTGTCATCTGCGGAAGCACCACTGTCCAGCACAATGCTTGTGCCGCTGGTAGCGGTGTAGTCTGTCTTGTCTAGCTTAACGCCGTTGAGAAACACATCCGTGTATTCGGAATCTGTGTATGTCAGGGTGCGTCCAAGACTGTCAGATCCAGTGAAGCTGGTCTGTCCTGCTGTGGCTGTGTAGACAAACCTGCCTCGAAGACCACTACCCGGTTCTTTGCCTATGTATGCCATCAGTCTGCGTCCTGTATTGTTAACGTGCCAGCCGCTACTTGCTCTTTCACGGCCTCCCAATACTTACCGTTGTCTACCATCATAAAAGACAAGTGCCGACCATCAACAACTGCTTGTATTGCTACGTTCTCATCTGTTACAGGGTTTTTTACATATTTTGCAGATGTTATGTTGTAAGTTGTTTCCGTCATAATTCGTCCTCTATTGCTAGGGTTTTGCCAGCAGAGTTAGTAAAAGATAAAATAGAACCGCCTTGAGCAGTCAAACCAGAACCAGTAGTTCCTGTAAGTGTAACATTTATAATTTCATCATTTTGGGGAATAGACGCATACGCATAAAGCACAGGCACAGACGTTAAATTTTGAACGGTAGCTTGATGCAAAATAACATAATCACTAGCAGTGCCAGTCGTTTCAAGAGCTATTCCAGTTGAACGCATAGGGACGTTTGTATAAAGAACCCCCACATGGTTGCCAGTTCCCTGATTGTAGCCAACAGTGATACTTTCATAGTTTGATGTTGTGCCTTCAAACTTTTGGTAATACCTCTGGCACAAGGCTAACTCTTCAGCGTAACTACGATGCTCAAACTCAGTGGCTACAGAGCCAACTTCGAGTTGAACACCTGTAATAAAAAATGTGTTGTCTGTACTGCTGAAAAAATTACCACCACCTACGGCTCTGTTTGCGTTGTTGCCACTATTACTTGTCCACGTTTGGCTAAGAGTGCCGCTGGTGTAAGTAGTGCCGGAAACAAGAAATAAATGTAGGTTCAAACTTTGAGCATTGTCATCATCAAATGCGCCTGTCGTATCTGCTGGAAAAGTTAATTCAACCCTTGTCCAACTAGTTGTTACCGAAAAAGTTTTTGATGCTTGTCTGCTGTTGTCAGTATCAAATAACTCGGCAATATAGGTTGCTGAAGCATTGCCTTTTACATAGAAAGAAACTGCATACTCTTTAGCATCGCTAGTTCCTTTCATAAATCTCTGTAAGTCTTGACCCTCAAATCTCTGTTCAAGAATTATAAACTTATTTCCATCCATATCAGTATCTGCTGTTGTGCAGTCAAGTTGAATACAGTTAGCAAAACCAGAAGGGCCATCAGCAGTTTGTGTCATGGCTAAACGACCACTTGTTCCATTGGCATTTATATTGAATCTATCAACTGTAAAATAACCAGCCGATGCACCAATGCCTGCCACTGAAATTGAGCGTTGTGCCACGTTCATCGCACCGTTGGTCACAATATTCTTCCGACCTTCCGGTGCGCTTGCGGATTGTGCTAACTGTCTTGCTTTGCTTGCCATTATTCAGCCTCTAGTGCAGCTACTTTAGTTTCTAATGTTTCAATACGAGCCATCGCTTCTTGCAGGGCTTTTACAGCTTTCATATACAAAATAGAATACTTAACAGTTTTTACTGTTTCTTTGCTATCTTCATCTTCTTCTACTTCTTTTACTAAACCATTCATGCCAGATGCTTCAAGCTCTTGAGCTATTACACCAAGACTATCAGCCGCGTCTAAGTTTCTTTCTTTAAGACTGTATTTTCTTACCCGAACTGCTTTAATATCATCCCATTGAGACAAAGCATCAGATATATTTTCTTTGAGTTTTTCATCAGATAGTCCAGTGTAACTATTATTTGTATTTTGAGCGTCACCATCACCCAAGACTCTGAACTCGCCAGCATTGCCAAAACTTTTTAAAACGGCTCCAGTGCCGCCTGTATTTCTTGCATTTTGTAAGGCTCCAGTTGCGGCAAGTTTATATCCAAATACACTGCTGCTTGGACTGCCACTGGTCATACCAAGAAAGAAGTTGCCTGACGAATCAAACCTGCCGATTTCGCTGTCAGCCATGTCAAAAATAGTGGCAGTTTGACTGTTTAGCCGAAGATTACCATTAGATCCTGTGATGTCTGCTGAAGCACTAGCGCCCGTATCTGTCAAAGTAATAATCGGGTCATCTGAAGCAGACAGATGTAATATACTGCTTGGCGAACTAGTGCCGATGCCAATTTTGCCGTCTGACTTTACGACAAGCCTGTTAGAAAGAGTGCCTGAAGACCCAGTTCTAAATTCCAAAGTTGTTGCATTTGCACTTGCAGTAAAATCACTTTCTGCAACTGCTCTTATATTTGCCCCAACTGCTACAGCATCTGTCCCTGTCGCCTCATCGGGAGCTTGAAAATCTATTCGACCTAAAACATCATTTGCTTCAACGGCAGTCTCACCTGTTTGGAGAATTAATTTTGCTGGGTTTCCGTCTGCCGTATTTGTATTTTTAAGCAGTAAACCAGCGTCAGGGTTATGTGTAAGCGTAACGTCACTGTCAGCACCAAAAGATATTTGTGCGTTGTCGCTTGTTAGCTTCAGATCGTCTTCGATTGTAAGGTCGCCAGTGACTTTGCCACCAACAGTGAGATCTTTACTAACGGTAAGAGATTGAGACTCAGCGTTATCAACCACATTAGTTGCTTTTATACCTACATAGGGCATCAGGTGATCTCCATAATACTCAGTGTCGCGTCAATCTTTGCCGCCGTATCTGCGTCAATTTTTAAAACGTCTGTAGCCTGCAGCACAACTTTACCACCTGATAAAAGTTCTAGAGAGCTTCCTGCAGGGATCGGTATGTTTTCTGCCAGCTTAACTGTTTCGTTTGTTTCTGTGTCACTGGTATCAGACACTAGTTGAACGTCCACAGTGTGCTGTGCTGTTCCGACGTTACACAAAATTAAACCCAGCACAACCGAAGTGGTCGAGCCGGGGCACGTGTAAAGAGTCAGAGGCGTACCAGCGGAGGCTGGCATAGCAGCATTTGTTTTTACTTTAAAGGTATTAGCCATGATGTTATCCTAGAGCAA